AGGGAACTATAATGTGATCTATTCGGCAGAAAAAAGCCCGATGATGAACACATCAAACGCCACGGCGACCAATAAAGCACCGACAAAAAAAACTCCGAAGTGGAAAAAGCCAGCCACAGAGAAGAAAGAAGCGCAGGTTGAAGGCCAGGACAGCGATAACGACGAAGTTCCGTTTTAAATCAATGACCCCTGAAATATGGGGTCCAATCAAGAGGTGTTTATGATTTACCGATGCAGGGAAACAATAGACTCGATTGATGATGAACTTGCACTGAGTCAGTCATCGCATAGGTCACACCTTGGCGCATCTATACTTGGGCACAAATGCAGTCGATATCTTTGGTTAAAATTCAGGTGGGCGGTATCCGAAAACTTTAGTGGTCGCATGTTGCGATTGTTTAGATTCGGACAAGATTACGAGGAAATAGTCGTCAAAGACCTCAAGGCGATGGGAGTCAATATTTTAACCCAGGAAAATGGGCAGCAATTACGGGCGACCTTTCCAGAGACTGTACATCTAAGCGGGTCTCTCGACGGCCTTATCCTGGATGGACTCCTTGAATCCAGTGAAGCACACGTACTTGAAATTAAGACTCATAATGCAAAATCATTCAGGCGCCTGGTTGAAAAAGGGGTCAGAGCATCTAAACCCATGCACTTTGCTCAGTGTCAGGTTTACATGCATGCCACCGGCAATATCTGGACCTACTATATTGCTGAGAATAAAGATACAAGCGAGAGGTATACCGAAAGGATCAAATACTCGAAGAAAGTGGCCACAGATCTGGTTAACAAGGGGTTTGGGATAATTTTTAGGGAAGACATGCCAGACAGGATGCCATACGGACCAGGCTGTTTTGAGTGCACCTATTGCACGTCAAGCAACTATTGCTGGGACCAATCAACGCAGTGTCAAGAGGTAAATTGTCGGACTTGTGCGTCATTTAAGGTTAGGACGGACAACTTTACCTGCAAACGCCATAAACGAGAGTTGTCAATAGGTGAGCAACAGATGGCTTGCGAATCGCACATTTTTATACCATCATTGATCAAGGCGCACTTATCCGGGAAGGATTCAGGAGGGTATGTTTATTCGGTGCGCGGACAGGAAATGATCAACGGTCCCGGTGGGCTGGTTGGAGAGGATTTTATAAATGAGTTACACGCTTAGGGATTATCAGCAAAAGGCCGTTGACGATGTCATGGACTACCTTCAAAATAACGAAGGAAATCCATGCCTTGTCTTACCTACCGGAAGTGGTAAATCTTTGACTTGCGCGGAAATATGCAAGCACATAGTCGATGGTGGCGGGCGCGTAATTGTGATATCTCATCGCAAAGAGATCTTGGACCAAAACAAGAAGAAGCTAATGATGGCAATGCCAACCGCCAACATAGGGGTATACAGTGCGGGTCTTGGCCGTAAAGAGTTTGGGCAGATTACATTTGCTGGCATACAGTCGCTGGTCAAGGCGGTCGATTTCATCCCGATAATGGATATAGTGATCATTGACGAGTGTCATCTTGTCCCTCACAGTAAAGACGGTAGCTATCACAAGGTTTTAAATTCTATCTTAACCCATAACCCTGATGTCAGAGTGATCGGCTTAACAGCAACGCCATATCGACTCGGACATGGTATTATTACGGATGGAAATACGGTATTTGACGACCTGGTCGAGCCGACCAGCATAATGGATTTGGTGGAAAAGGGATATCTTACGACTCTCAAGTCCAAATGCCCACCAGGCAAGATTGACTTATCTGGTTGCAAGGTCGCTGGTGGAGAATATGTGTTAAAAGATCTGGACAGAGCAATTAATGTCAACGAGCACAATGTGCGGATAGCCACCGATATTATTGCAAGAGCTGAAGATCGTTCGAAATGGATACTTTTCTGCTCAGGTGTCAAGCACGCCGAGGAAATGACCGCGATCATGAACGGACTTGGCATTAAATCGGCATGCGTTACCGGCAAGACACCGCCAGCTCAACGAAATAAGATTCTGGCAGACTTTCAGTCTGGAGGGTTAAAATGTCTAATGAATTCAGACGTTTTGACGATTGGATTCGATGCACCCGACATCGACCTTTTAGCGATGATCAGGGCAACTTTGTCGCCAGCATTGTTTGTTCAAATTCTGGGAAGGGCTATGCGCCCAAAGTCACACACAGACCACGCCCTTATCCTGGATTATGTTGGGAACATAGCAACACATGGTCCAATAACTGATGTCCAGCCCCCACGAGGCAAGAAAGGTGCTGGTGAAGCACCAGTAAAAGTCTGCCCTGAGTGCTTCGAGTGCATGCATACTTCCATTAAAAAGTGCAAAGAGTGCGGTTACGAGTTCCCGACCGAGGATCGTTTTGCCAAAATGAAACTGCACAATGACAATGTGATGGGGCGCGAGCCGGAAACGTGTAAGGTTATTAAGTGGCATGTAAGTCATAAGACAAGTAGGAAAGGCAATGATATGATAGTTATAAAGTATATCCTTGTCGGTAATGCGGTACCAGAATACCTTCAGCCTACTTCTGGCGGTTTTTCTGAAAAAAAAGCGATGAATCGACTTGAAATAATATCCAAGGGAAACGGGCTTGATTATTACGAGCCGGAAAACCTTCTTGATTTGGCGTTGGCAATTGAGACCGGTCGCCCACCGAAAACAATAGATATCATCAAACACGGAAAGTTTTATACCGTGAGTAACTTAAAATGGGATTAGCGAAAGGGACAAATTGGATCTGGATAGAAAATCCTATAAAAATCATTAGCAAAATAAAAAGGATAGTTAACATGGCAACGGTATTACACTTCACAGATGATCACCTACCATATGAACACCCAAAACGACTGGACCACCTTAAGGCAGTTGCCGATATCTGGCAGCCAGACAGAATTATTCATACTGGTGACTTCACCGATAGTCACTCCATCAATTTTCATGGAGCTGACCCAGATATCAGTAATCATGGGCGCGAGATAGACGAGGCAATCAGGCACGCACAACCTTATTACAAGGAATTTCCGAATCTTGAGCTTGTTATGGGTAATCACGATGCTCTTATATATCGTAGAGCGTTCGACTCAAAGCTGTCTCGCCGGGTAGTTCGTGATTATAATGAAATCTTTGAAATGCCAAATGGCTGGACAATCCACGACGATTATTTTGTACTTGACGGCGTGGTTTATGTTCACGGCGAAGCGGCCATGGGGATGAATGGTTCGCACAAGGCCGCGACATTTGCAGGCATGTCTGTGGTCAAAGGTCATGCGCATTCAAGATTCGATGTGGTTTATCATGGTACAGAGTCCGATCTTATATTCGGACTGTCTGGCGGATGCGGTGTTGACCGAAAATCATTACCGATGAGATACGCGGCAAAGCGCAAAATCACGGCTAAACCCATCCTTGGATGCTCAATAATCCACAATGGGACCGATCCAATGTTGTTCCCTATGGACCTTGGGCGCAAAGATCGCGTTACTGGACTAAGTGACAGTGGAAGAAGTCGCCACGTCTCAATCACGAATTTGCCGGTATGGCGGAAGGGGTATTGTCCCGTACTATGACGCACAGCATGCAGTACTCGTATCGTATATGGTCCCAGAAAAGCATGCCTTACAGGCTCTGTTTCACGATGCCCATGAAGTTGATACAGGTGATATGATAGGTCCATTCAAACGCGAAGTTGAGGCCGAAACTGGCGTCATGATGGCAAAGGAGGATAGGATACAAGAGCTAAGATTGAAAGAACTTGGGATTCCATGGCCGATACACGAGTCTGTTAAGGTGGCGGATAAAAGCATATGTGTGCACGAAATGAAAGCCCTGGCTGGGAACGGTCTTATTAGTATCCCTGAAATACCAGGCTTCTCCTTTCATATCTGGACACAAGACGAGTGTTTTAATGAATTTATGGAAAGATATTATGAATTGGAGGTTTAAAAATGGAAAAAGACCCAAACGGATTAGACGCAAATGTGCCAGGAGCTAAATTGGACCACGGTAAGACCAAATGGTCATTATTGCCGCTCGAAGTGGTAGAGGGTGTGGCCAAAGTTATGACATTTGGGGCAAATAAATACACTGCTGATGGATGGAAAAGTGTTGATGACGGTATTAACCGGTATTACTCGGCCATGACGAGACACTGGGCACAAGTGATGATCAGGGGTGAATATCTCGATCCAGAGAGTGGGTTGCCTCATTGGGCTCATTTTTGCTGTAACGCGATTTTTATCGGATATTTCATGTTAAAAGGGGACAAAAATGCCAAGTAAATGCCCATCAGAACACCAAGAACAGGTACGCTTTGTGGCCTATTTTCGAAAGACATTCCCTGGAGTCCTTATTTATGCCATTCCCAATGGAAGTTCCCGTGGATCTAATAAGAGAGCGGCAATGATAAGGGGCGCACAGCTCAAAGCTGAGGGCGTTACTCGCGGTGTTCCCGATTTGCATGTTCCTGAATGGGGGTTGTGGATCGAATTTAAGCGGGTCAAGGAGGCGAATCCACGCCTTAGTAAAGAGCAGAAGGTCGTTATAGTTTATCTTGAAGAAATATGTAACCAGCCCACGCTCGTTGCCTTTGGCTTTGAACACGGAAGAATAGTCCTTAACGAATGGTTAGAAAGTAGGAAGTAATGAGTAATCACAGAGCCAAAATGTTGCAATCATTTGGCCTGTCTATGCCCCAGCGAAAGCTGATTGGGGAAATGATAGCAGATCTACCACAAGAGTATGGTGAAGCCGTGGTAGATCTGTTCATCACCCAGTATATCGAGGGTGAAATAAGGCAGGACGCAGATGATAACCTCCCGCGCAAGCGCCCGCATACGCACGCATGGACCAGTGCCAAGTTCGCGATGTACGATGCGTGCGAACTGTATACTCGCGGGAAACAAAAGTGTATCGTATGTGATCATTACCAGGGTACTACATGCACGTCCTGGAAGAAAGACCCACCGATGGATTTTATCTATAAGGCTAATAAGTGCAAGCGATGGTTGATGAGTATTATTCCATGGCAATACGATCTCGTGAGAGATCCTTCGATTACGGAGGCGATCGTTAAAAAGCTGAGACTGGATGGTGGTTTATTGTAAGTGGAGTCGGGCGGGAACCATTAACCCGCCCTTATCCATCCATGTTGCAGCAGTTAAATTCTACCTAATATATCACTGATATGACTCCAGAAGACCTTGCTGTCATTTTTACACCAGGTCCACATTTTATTAAAAGGGTAAATATCGAATATGGCGCAGTCGCGTGTGCGCATGAGATGTCTTAATCCAAGAGAAGGGATCGGGTCGGTTGGTCTTAGTCTGATAGAGCCGCAATCATTCTCCTGGATCTTTGCATGTCTGATACCATCAACCTTGGCAACACTTGGGTCAATATTGACAAATTCAACATTTGATATTGATGCAATAGCTGATTCTTGAACTGCGAACGTCAGCATGATATTATTTGTCATAACCACCTCGCCACTGTAGTTCCTCACTTCGATATCTGTTCGGATATCTGCGGGACCAGTGTACCCACTACAATGACCACCACCAGAAACGCAGTTATCATATCCAACCAGATAAGCCTTTGTGA